GAAAGAGTCAAGCATAGAGAAGGATTTAGACCATTTGGTGCTGCTGTACTGAAGGAAGATACCTCTAAGTATTTTGATTACGATGGTGACTCCCCGTACATGAACACATCAGTACCCGTATTAGATAAAGAACTCACATCAGTCACACATGTAGATGGATCTTGTAGGATTCAGACAGTTGATGGTGATGATAGTTTTGCTAGACTCTTAAGGAAATATAAAGAGATCACAGGTGATTCTGTTCTTCTTAATACTTCCTTAAATATCGGGGGATCGCCCATAGCGTCTAGGATTTGGGAGGCAAAGGAGATGTTTTCTAAGAAGGGTATAGACGATTTAGTAATTGGTAATAATTTATTTGATAAATAGGCTCAGAGGTTGTGATGATCTATGGCTGAAATAAAGAAAGAGGAGAAGAAAGGTATCCTCGGTAAAATAAAAGAGAAGGTTGACGATAAGGAGGAACAACTCCTATACTTAGCGACACTTATAAGAGTGATCGTTCTTGTTTGGTCCGCAGGAATTTTAACTTTAAACTACGTTAAAATACCAGGTTACGAACGAGGAGAAAGAATTGATCCAACCTTCATAGCTTCGGTGTTCACTGGAACTTTAGCTACTTTTGGCGTACAGGCTGGGGGTAAGAAAAAGAACGGTGACAATGGTGGTGGAGCTAACATATCTAAGAAGGATATGGAGTTTCTTATAGCTAAAGCATCAGAAACAGCACCTGCACAGACCATTAGAATAGAGCAAGGTCCTGTGAAGATCGTCCCAGATACAAAGTAAGACAATGAACAAGTGGATTGGAATTAGTCTAGGAACCGTCTTTGGTATATCACATATCGGAATGATAGGTTTACTAGCAACTAGACAAAATAGTAAGGTACCATATATCAACCCACCAGTGGGTGACTATACTTCCTATGTTGTCTCAGCATCAGAAGATGGATATAAGATCAGTTACACTGCTAACGATCCCAAGACAATGCACATCACTAAGGACATCAAGAAGAAGGGTGGTTTCTTAGGACTAGCAAACAATACAATTCAGACTGTTGAGGAGTATGTCATGGATGGACAGACCAATCAGGGAGGTCCAGTTTCTAACCATAGATCATGGCAAGATCCATCTACTATCGTAGAAGGTACTGCAGGTGGTGCTGTGGGAAAGTTAACTGCCAAGACCGTCGAGTGCATCGAGGCGGTAGGTGGTGGAAAACAGACAGGAAGACTTGTCGGAACTAGCGTTGGTACTGCTGTTGCTCCTTCTGTAAGTGGAATACCATTCGTAGGATGGTTAGCTGCAGGTTGGGTTGCAATGTTTGGTGGCAACCAAGGTGCTGAGATCGGTGGTAACATGGTTTCAGAACTTAACGATGCTTGCGAGGAACCCTTGCAATAAATAAATGGACATGTTATCATTGTCCATGGACTACGATGATATTAAATCATATTACGAATTGATTACTGAAAACGAACAACTGGAGAGTATGATTCACATCTACCAAGAGGAGATCGAACTAAGAGTCAAGGAGATTGACGATTTAAAAGAAGAAATCAAATTTCTAAGGAAGCAACTGGAGTATAAAACTCTAGGGTTTCCACCAGAACACGACAACGAGGATTATTGATCATGCAAAAAATTATTAATGGAATTGCCATCTTCTCAGGTGCAGTAGCACTTGGTGTAGTTGGTCTTGGTGGATATGTATTCATCAGAAAGGATGCTATTATAGAAGCAACTAAAGTAAGAGTTGCCGAAGAATTACAAAAGGCATTACCTGGTTTAGTTAAGACAGCATTACCTGCTGTACCTTCAGTTCCTACACAAACTGGACCTGCATTACCTGCACCTAGTAACCCTATACCATAAATGTCTGACCCTATACATGATATATTTGTAAGGGTACAGGAGATTAATACAATACAACCCCCTAATGTACCCAATGTACAGGTCGATATTCCAGTGATAGAGATCAGGGGGTCTTTTAATGGAGAGATACAGGTACAGAATAATGAACCACCTATTGTCAATCAGGTTACAGTTCCAGTTGTTACTGAACTAGGTAAACCTATTGTTAATATACCTGGTTGTGTGGAAGCACACAAAGATAATACAGGAAAGAATGAGAATCTAGTAGATGATGATCCTAAAGGTGTACAAACATTCTGTGACGCAGGTACACCGTCATTTAATCCTATAGATTATGTTTCAGATGAATTAGAATTTCAGCAAGAAGAATATAAACCAGACTTTAAGATAGAACCTCCACCAATGCCACCTCCACCAGAGGTACCAGAGACCCCTTGTGTTAGACCTAAGGTTAGAGACCCTATCACTAATCAATGTGTAGATAAAGTAGAACCACCAACTGAACAAGTCATAGAACAACCTGCAGAACCAATTGTCATCAGTGAGTATATTCCAGAACTCTCTGTGGTCACAACTACAGCAGCGATTGCTACTACTGCAGCAGCGTCAGCGTTGTTAGCAAAACCTCTTGCCGATGCTTTGATGAAAGTATTTAAACCACTGGCTAAGAAAGGAGTTGCTAAGGTCAATGCAATACTAGGAAGGACTCCTCCTCATATTAATAGGTGGGAGATCAAAGCAAATGAGTATAGAGAAAAGAAAGGTTTACCTCCCCTTAAGAAACAGAAAAAGAAGAAGAAGGACTAGGCATAAATTTTTGTGACAAAATGGTGGTTTCCTGACTAAATAATGGCAGTCAGGGAAACCTACACACGGAGCAACAAGATGCACTGAAACCCCTCTATATTATGGGTTTAAAGATAGGAGTAAGACCATGAAAATATCTCATAATCAGTTAGCACAATGGAATCATGTTGAGACGCTACCCCTGTACAATGCTACAGACGACCTAATAGACGACTACTTCGAATGTCTAATTGATTGCGATAGCACAACGAACAGTTGTAGGAAAATATGTTCCGATCTCCTGAGATAGATTTAAAATAACAAAGACCCCCTAGGGGGTCTTTTTTTATTTCTCTGGTTTGTCTTTAGTCTCTAGTTCGAAGTTCTCGTTTGGTCCGAGGTTCTCCCGTTTGATCAACGTAGCGTTCCCGTTCTCATCGTATGAGAATGTAGATACTTCAGTACCATTAGTCTTGATCTCAAATGTAACTTGCTTTAATTGTTTGTTACCGTCCTTATCTATCTCCACTACAGATGTCTGCTTAGGTTCCCAGTTGAGGAACTGCTGTGGTATGGAGTGGGTGTGACCATCCTTATGTTCGTTACCTACTATAGTATGGTTAGCTACAACTACATCAGCACATACCTTAGCATATTGTGTACCTGGAGCGAAGGATATGCCTTTCTGAATCAATTCTCCACAATTCTTTAGCCTTGCGATCTCAAAGTCTAACCGCTTGTTAGCCAAGACTTGTTGTTGTAAGGCTATCTGTGTATTAAAGGCGTTCTTACAACCCTGTTGTAGTTGTCTGTCTAGTGGTATAGAAACCGTTGCACTGATGCCCACTGATAGGTTGGTATTATTCTTCTGACCAGTTCTTGTTGGAATGTAGTAAAGAACTTCACCTGGATTATCGGGAATACCGTCATCATCATTATCAGCGTTGTTGTATACAGGGTCATTATAGTACGATTCATAAGGATGCTGTTCAGATAACGCCCCAGTGACGAATGGAGTAATATTGAGGGTAGGTCCTTGACATGATATACCACCACCATACTGGTTGTTTATATATGGACCTTGTAAAACTTGTATTGCCTGGTTGGTGACTGAGCCTGAAGAGTTGGCGATTGGATTGGCAGTCGCAGAAACACCACCTACGTCTGTAGCCATAGCAGCAGGAGAACATGTAAGTGCTGCTATTACTGGGAGAAGATACTTGTTGTATCTGTGACGCTTGTTACGGTGGTTTGTCTCTGGATCACGGTCTGGTTGGAGATCCCTGGTCCTTGATATGTATTTGTGAGTTGGAAGGCAGCTCCTGGTGTCGTTATGGTGTAGTTCCCTAGTGTTGAGAGATCTAGACCATGCGTAGTTTGGGGTGTAGTTCCCGACGTTCCAAGAAGGTCTATGCTTCCTGATGTCGTCACTCCATCTGGTAAGATGCTTTCGCCATTGTGGGAAACCCCTGTCCCTGTCACTGAATATTGCCATCCTGTATTATAATCTATAGAATTTATGGTCTCCGTCACCGTAGAAGTAGTCTCGGTGTGGCTAGTCATGGAGCCTTGGGTGAAATTGGGGACCACGGGCACCGCCATCACTGGGGTACCTAGTGACATGATAGTAAGACTAGCTACTACTACCTTCTTCATTATATATATCCCTAATTTATGGTGAGTTCAGATACGAATTGACCTGTAGCTGTAGTTCCAGCTCCACCAGCTGTTATTGTCATTACACCTGCTGAGGTTATAGTTCCTGCAAGGGTTCCTGCGACACCGCCACTTTGCGTAGTTGTGATACCGAAAGCTGGCATGTCTGCGACAACACCTGAGGTCACGTCTACACCACTACCGATAGTATTTACAGAATCACCTGCTGTGAAACTTTCCGTAAAGCTGAAAGCTGCCCCTGCAGTATTAATATCGTATGTACCTGCGTCAAGTGTCGCTGCTGCTGTACCACTTGGTGCAGTTAGCTTACCGAAGTGATCGTCTGCTGATGCCACTTTGATATTGTTACCACTTACACTGTAAGTACTACCTATTCTTGTACTCTGTGTTGCTGCTCCATCTACAGTTAACTGTGTACTGGTCGTCAATCTATGAACTAGATCGGCATTCGCAGCCGTAGGCAACAACATTCCCATACCAAGAAGTAAAACTAATTTCTTCATTGTTCTCCAAAGGAATATCCTAGCTCTATTTATCAAAAAAATAATTGTTCACCAGGTACATATACGGATACCCCCCGTAACGTTGCGGTTTATACCATATACAGCGTTTGGGAACCCTGCTATAAATATATGTGGATGCCGAAAGGATCCACAATCAAACAAACTCGCTTACAAAGGAGACTATTATGACAAATTTAGCAAGATATCGTGCAGCTGATCTACCTGCCTTGATGGATAAGATCAACAAGTATGGTATAGGACTCGACAGTTACTTCGATCAGTTCTTTTCCTACAATGAGAACAGTAACTACCCACCCTATAACCTAATCCATCTAAGTAATCACGAAAGTAGATTAGAAGTAGCACTAGCAGGATTTAAAAAGGAAGAAGTTAAAGTCTACACAGAGTATGGTAAACTCTATGTGACAGCAGAGATAGAAGATAAGAAGGAAGAGGGAGAATTCATGCATCGTGGTCTTGCCAAGAGATCTTTCACTAGAATGTGGCAGATGTCTGAAGATGTAGAGATCAAACATGTTGACTTTGATAACGGATTACTTAACGTATTGTTAGGGAAGATCGTTCCAGAACACCATGCTCGTAAAGATTACCTCTAAATAGAAACAGTTACAATCTTCCCGATGGGTAAGATAATGAGTCACCCTCTATGGATGCTACCAGTCATGGTTCTTGGCATGGTAGCAATGATAGAGGGTATTCATACAGGTGCACACCTGCACATGAAAATAGATGCTGATGCATACTGTAGAAACAACGCTGAATGGGTAGAATCAAATACATCTGTTGATGATTATTGACATATACATACTATTATGTTACTATAAACCCTAGCAGAGAAGAACAAATGAGAGCTTCAGATATCGATCTACAAATAGATCCTAAACCTACTCCTGTACCTAACCCTGTTGGGTCGGAAGTTCATCTGACTCCTGGATTATATCCAGAGGGAAGTGATGGAAGCACATTTAATATTGAGTACTCAGATCCACAGCACGTTCAGATTATTGATGCTGTTGCTGAACTGAATACTAAACTGGATCATGTTCTAGAACATCTCCATACAATAGAATCAATGGCACATCCAAAACCTACTGGGGCAACTCAGCAGAGGAATGAGGATAGATTAACTGCTCTTGAGAAAGAAGTAGGAATCTAAGGTACTATATAATATAACAACTGAAGAGACCCCAGAGGTCTCTTTTTGTTTGGGAATAACACTATGAACATGTATGTAAACCTGTGCCATCGGTACAATGAGAAGGCAGAAACCCTAACTGTGGACATACCACCTGAGTATACTGAAGAGTTTATGCAGATGGTACACATCCTCGCAGAGGAAAAGAATATCTCTGCAAGAAGATCCTTTACTGACTTAGTAAAGACAACATTTAATCAACTAATGGAGAAAGACTATGAGCGTAAGGGTCGTAAGAATGCAAAACGGAGAGGACGTTATAGCTGACGTTAAGGAGATGCGTAATCAAGATGGTACACCTCTTGCTTACAAGTTAGACTTTGCCTATGCACTTACGCTACAACCTAACAAATCAATGCTATTAGAAGAAGGTGAGTCCATGTCCATGGATAACTTGGACGTTGAGTTCCAAACCTATGTGCCACTTTCTAAACATTCATATATCATGGTACCGATACCCTCGGTTGCATTAATATATGAACCACATGACAACCTTCTGTCCAAATACAATGAACTACTAGAAGAAAATGCTAAAGATACTGATACTACAATCAAACCCCCTGATACACCTGATGGGAATGATGACAGAGTTGGATGAAGAACCATCTATTCTGATAGAAAATTGCATGATGATCACTAAGGAAGGTGCAGTAGAGAAGTATCCTTTGCATACGGATCAACGTGACTTGTTCTTGACAAGTGACAATGTTTTTACTATAATTGATCCATCTCCTGAAATAGCGGAGAAGTACAGAGCACTTACTTAATGGGTTTTTATACAGACGTATTACTTCTTGGTGATGATATCCTTTACCGAGGGTATGAAGATGGTGATGCCATCACTTATCGTGAGAAGATCAGACCCCTGTTATATTTTGTACCTCAGGATCAAACCAAGAAGTCAAAATATAAAACTCTAGATGGTCGGTATGCTCATCCCAAAAGGTTCGATGGAGCTAGGGATGCTCGTTCTTTCATTGAGAAGTACGAGAATGTGGAAGGTCTAGAGGTGCATGGGTATGATAGATTTGTATATCAATTCATAGCAGATAAATTTCCTGATGAGATTGATTTCGATATGGATCTGATGAAGATCTATACGATTGACATCGAGGTCGCATGTGATAATGGATTCCCTTCTGTAGAGGAGTGTCGTGAAGAGATGCTTTGTATTACGATGAAGAATCTCATCACCAAGAAGATTACTACTTGGGGTACTCGTGAGTTCCAAGGGGAACATGAGTACAGGTTATTTAATACGGAATCAGAGTTGTTAGAGGACTTCCTACAGTGGTGGGTCTCTGAAACTCCTGATGTCATTACTGGATGGAACTGCAACTTGTATGATATTCCATACATTTGTCGCAGGGTCGAGCGTGTGTTAGGTGAGAAGTGGAAGAAGTCTCTGTCTCCGTGGAACAGAGTATTGGATCGAGAGATAGTTATCAGGGGTCGTAAGCAACTTGCATATGATATTGCAGGTGTTACGGTCCTTGACTATCTTGATTTGTATCAGAAGTTTACTTATTCAGCACAAGAGTCATATAGACTAGACCATATTGCATTCATAGAACTGGGAGAGAACAAACTAGATCACTCTGAGTTTGAGAACTTTAAAGCATTCTATACAAATGATTGGCAGAAGTTCGTAGAATATAATATTCATGACGTGGAACTTGTTGACCAGTTGGAAGGCAAGATGAAACTGATTGAGTTAGCATTGTCCTTAGCATATGACGCTAAGGTTAACTTGTCTGATGTGTATTCACAGGTGCGAATGTGGGACACATTAATATACAACGATCTTAAAAAGAGAAACGTTGTTGTCCCACCGAAAAGAGGAGAACGTAAGAATGAACAATACGCAGGTGCCTACGTCAAGGAACCTAAACCAGGTATGTACGATTGGGTCGTCAGTTTTGATCTCAATAGTCTGTACCCTCATCTCATCATGCAGTACAACATTAGCCCAGAAACCTTGGTGGATAGAAGACATCCATCCGCATCTGTGGAAGGATTGCTCTCTAGAGAAGTACAAGTCTCTGGAGATTTTGCAGTGTGTGCCAATGGAGCACAGTATAGAAGGGACATCCACGGTTTTCTTCCCGAAATAATGCAAAGGATCTACGATGAACGTACGATCTATAAGAAGAAGATGATACAAGCGAAGAAGGACTATGAAAGTTCTCCTTCCGATAAACTTAGGAAAGATATTTCTAAGTTTAATAACATCCAGATGGCAAGAAAGATCCAACTTAACTCTGCCTATGGTGCTATTGGTAACCAATACTTTAGGTATTATAATCTTGCTAATGCTGAAGCAATCACATTATCAGGACAGGTCTCTATCAGATGGATAGAGAACAAGATGAATGCTTACCTCAACAAATTATTAAAGACAGATGATTACGATTACGTTATTGCTAGTGATACTGATAGCATTTACTTACACCTTGGTCCTTTGGTGGAGAAGGTATTCGAGAGCAGAGAGAAAAGCGATCAGGGCATACTTAGGTTCCTTGAGAAGGTGTGTGACGTGGAATTTGAGAAGTATATTCAGAATTCTTACGAAGAACTGGCCACCTATGTAAACGCATACTCTCAGAAGATGGTCATGAAGAGGGAGAACATTGCCAACAAAGGTATATGGA